GTTCCTTACAATGGCCTGCGTGCAATCGGTGATTACACTTTCCCTCTGTGGAATGGTGAGGGGCTTGTCAAGGTCACTGCGGTTTGGGGTTGGTCTGCTATTCCTATTGCTATCAAACAGGCTTGCATCATTCAGTCGAGCCGAATCTTCAAGCGCCTAGACTCACCGCTTGGTGTGCTATCTAGTCCCGATTTGGGATTCATGCGAGTGGGCTCAAAACTAGATCCAGATGTTGCCCAGCTAGTTGACCCTTACAAGATTGTAAAGTTCGGCTAATGGCTTCGATTGCTTCGCTTCGCACAGGGATAGCCACCAACCTTGGCACTATCTCAGGGCTTCGCACTTCTAGCACCGGCTTTATTCCTGACAATGTGAATCCGCCTTATGCCATTGTTGCCCCTAGCACTGTGGACTATCACAAGAGCTTTAGCTCGGGCGGTCTAAATACTTACAACTTCACAGTCACTGTGGTTGTTGGGCGCGTATCTGAGCGCACTTCGCAAGCAAGCCTAGATGCTTACTGTTCCCCAACAGGGTCGGCATCTATTAAGGTTGCGGTAGAATCAGATAGGACACTAAGCGGAAATGCTTATGACTGCGTAGTGACCGGCATGAGAAACTATGGATCAATTACCATAGCGGAAAATACCTACTTGGCAGCCGAGTTTGACTTGGTTGTTCAGGCTAACTAACTAGGAGAAATACAATGGCAAAGTTTGTTGCTACTGATTACAAGGTGACTGTCAATGGCACTAACCTTTCGTCATCGCTTACCTCGGTTGACCTATCGCTTTCAAGCGATGAGGTTGACACCACTGCTTTCGGCGGAGAGTGGCGCACTGTCACTGGCGGTCTAAAGTCAGGTTCAATCACCCTTAACTTCAACCAGGACTTTGCTGCTGGTTCAGTTGATGCAACCCTTTACCCGCTGTTCAACACTGCGGCTACTGTGGTCATCACTCCAACCTCTGCAACTGTTTCGGCTACTAACCCGAGCTACACCGCGATCGCGCTGTGCAACTCATACCAGCCTTTCGCTTCATCAGTTGGTGACCTAGCAACCCTTTCGGTTACTTGGCCAACCTCTGGCACTGTAACTCGCGCAACTGCCTAATCAGGTATAGACTCTAACTCATGAAGATTAACCTGCGCATTGAGTTTGTGTCTGGTGAGTCGCAGGAAGTTTCTGCGACCGCCCCTGATCTTGTTGCTTTCGAGGACAAGTTCAACTTGAGTGTTACTAAGCTCGAGTCTGAAATGAAGTTCACTCACCTAGTTTGGCTTGCCTGGACTTCGTTGAGCCGACAGAAACTAACCAGCAAAGAGTTCGATGCTTGGTTGGCTGATGTCGCTTCGGTAGGGCCTGAGTCCTCCCCAAAATAGTTGGGCTGGGCGATAGTTCCGCTCATTGGTATATCGCCAGCCTTGCTTGTGAAACAGGCATTGCCCCTCGAGTGCTGATGCAGGAGAGTGAGCGGATGCTTTGGACTATGGGTAGATACTTGGTTAGCCGGAATCTGCCTAAAGGCTAAAAGAAAACCCCCTGATTCTCTCTGGGGGGTTTTCTTCTGTCTAGGCTGCTATGGTTTCTAAGCCTTGAAGTCTGAACTGGTTGCCACTTAGGACAGCGCCAGCCGCGAGGTCTAGCATCCGCTGAACTTCCTCGGCGGTGAAGTTACCCGATCGCACCATGTTGGCAAACTCATCTGCATTGGTAATGGCATTGTAGGCAAGGCGAACAACTAGCCCCTGCCAGTAGGCATTGCCATGAGGAATCTTGTCAAGTCGCAGAGTTTGTAGGGCTTCGCTTGACCAGTTGATTGTCTTGTCAATGAAGTCACCTTCTTGCTTCATCATGAGGTTTGCCCAGTAGAAGTCAGCAGAACTGTAATCAATAAAGTTCCAATAAGCCCAAGCCCTTGAGTAATACTTGCTAGTTTCAATCTCACCCCCATCAATGATGATTAGGTGGGCAAGCACTTGACCATGCTCATCTTTGTAATCCGTTGGCTGATAGATGACAGTTAGAGAAGAGCCGCCATCGGCTACTGTATAAGTTGCTGGAACTGCTAGGCGAGTCTCAGCTTTCCAGTCTTGTTCAATGCCTTCAATTTCAAAGCGGTGTGCCTCTTCTAGCATCTCTGGTGAGTCGCTCAAATAGTCAAGCACAGCATCCCAGCGAGATGAGTTACCCAGGCGCTTTGCCTCTTGAGCTTCTTCCATCTCGATATATAGGTCTGAGGTGCTTCGGATTTCTAGAGTGGTTTGCATTTGGTTCTCCCTTTGTTTTCAGTGTGTATTGCTGATATGACTAATGTAGCACAAGTTACACAGCAAGCAAGCAAATAAATCAAGATTTCTTCAAGCGGTAGAATAGAAGCATGGCTGACTTCCAATTTCAAATCGCTGAGTTCGGGCGTTCAGGAGGCATCGCCACTAATACCCTGTCTGTCACAGATATCCGCGCGCTTCAAAAGCGACTCAAGGAAATCGAGCCAACTCTTCGCACTCAATTAGTTCGCGATGCCAAGGCAGTTGCTGTTGAACCCATCAAGTTGATTAAGACATCCATCGGCTCGGTAACTCCTAATAGTGGTTTGCTTCGCCCAGGTGCGCGCCTGAACTGGAACCATGCTATTGATGCTAAGGGTCGCTCACACAATGCTCTAGATGTTAAACCGCAGTTTCGCACTTCAATGTCAGGTCGATCAAATACCACTAGCTTGGTTCGTATCAAGGTTGGAAACCCAGCGGTCAGTCTCGCCGATATGGGTGGGCGCTCAGGTCGCTACCTTAATGCCGGCTATAAAGGCTCGGGATTTACTCGCGAGTATTCTTGGAAAGGAACAACTCGCCGCCACAAGGTTAATGGTCAGTTCCGAGGTATTGAAGAAAAGATTGGTGGCGCGGCATCTCGCTTTATCTGGCCAGCCGCAGAGCGATCTATTCCTGCTGCGCGAGAAGCAATCGAAAAGATTTTGCGCGATGCTTATGCTCGCATTAACTCGAAGGGCATCTAATGGCTGGTTCTATTCTTATACCACTAAAAACAGTCTTTGATAACAAGGGTCTAAAAAAAGCCGAGTCTGAATTCAGCAAGATTGGGGGCGCTCTCAAAGGCATCCTTGGCGCTGCTGGTATTGGCCTTGGTCTTTCGGCTATTACTACCGCCCTACAAGATTCAACAAAAGCAGCAATTGATGATGTCAAATCCCAGGAACTGCTGGCGAATCAACTTCGTAATACTGTTGGTGCTAATGAGGGTCAGATTGCTGCTGTCGAGAAAAGCATTTCGGCGATGCAGATGCAAGCCTCGGTTGCCGATGATGTCATTCGCCCAGCCTTTGCTTCTCTCATTCGCGCAACTGGCGATGTCGGCAAGGCTACTGAACTAACTAACCTAGCTCTGGATGTCGCTGCTTGAACAGGCAAAGACCTTGGAACTGTTTCGCTTGCTCTCGGTAAGGCAGTTAATGGTTCAACAACTAGCCTTCTAAAACTTGTTCCAAGCATCAAGGGCGCTTCTGACCCTATGGGTGAACTGGCTAAACAGTTCGATGGCGCTGCAACTGCTGCCGCTAATAGTGATCCAATTCAATCGATGACTATCATCATGGGTGAACTGCAAGAGCAGATTGGAAGTTACTTACTTCCTGCCCTAAAGGATTTGGCTAAGTATCTTCGCTCTGAAGAGTTTGCTGGGGCGGTCGATTCTGCTTTCAATGGCTTTGACAAAATTTTCGATGCGGTTGATGTCCTCACGGGCGCTGTGCCTCTACTAGGCAAGGCTTTCAATGGTCTGGGTAGCGAGCTCGCTGATGGCAACTGGGTTAAATTCATTCCGATTATTGGTGCATATGTAGATATCCTTTCTGGGTTGAAGCCAACTGCTGCTACTGGTGGCAGTGTGATGGATCAATACAAATACAACACAGGTCAGTTTGGCAAAACAACAACCACTACTTCAGGCAAGTATGACTCAGGCGCTGCCGCAGCCGCGGCTAAGAAAGCTGCCGCTGCCAAGGCTGCTGCTGCTGCCCGAACCGCTGCCGCTAAGAAAGCTGCTGCTG